GAGGGGCCCGGTGAGCGACGTGACCGATCCGACGATCTACCACCGCCTCCGCATCAATGAGGCCTTGGGCTTCGGCTCCGGCATGGATGCCATCGACAACCTTGGTGGCCTCATCGAGGACATGGAGGCCATGCCCGAGCCTGACCTAGTGGCGATCCGCACCCTCAAGCGGGTTGAGAGGCAGCTATTCGTTGTCCGTGCCCTTTGTGCCGAAGGGGATGAGACATGACCCGCCCCGTGAAGCTGACCACGGCGCAGGCCCGCGCGCTGGACTGGCTGCCGGGGAATGGGGCGTGGCGGGGCGACTACCCGCGCGGTCGTCAAAACGCCTGCACGCACCTTTGGGCGAAGGACTTGGCCGAGTTCGACTGGATCTGGAAAAGCCCGACCTACGGCCACTGCCGCCTGAACGAACGCGGCCTCGCCCTCCGCGCCTCCCGCCAGCCGCCCCAGAGCCCGCAGAAGCCCGCCGAGGCCCCGGCCGCCACCGCCACACCCACGGACGCGTCAGGCGCCTCCTGCGGGGCTTTGCGTGGGAATTTGGAGGGTGGGACGTGATGGGGGAGACGCGGTGATGGCGACCACACAAACCGCACTCTGGGTGGTGGGGATCGGGATCGGCGTCCCGCTCGCCCTGTTCGCTCTGGTGGCGGGCGCTTGCTGGGCCTCGCTCAACGATGAGGACGACCGCCCATGACCCGCCCCCTAACCATCCGCGCCCACCACAGGGACGCGATGATCCACGGCCTCCGCACACCACGCGACCTGCTCCACACACGCGAGACCGTGGACTGGTGGGTGAGGGTGGGCGCGACGGCGAATGAGAACAGGCCGGCGGGGATGTGGCGGTGATGGCTTACGCACCCCCTCCGCCCAAGACGGACCCACGCGACACCGCCGAGATGCTGCGGCACGGGGTGCTTAGCGTCACTGGCAGGCCCGGCCGCGATGAGACCATCTGGGAACTCACCGGCAATCGGATCTGGCGCACCGGATGGTTCGGTCGCGCCGACCTGTACGTCGAGGAAGTGCGGCTGGTCTTCCGGCCGATCTACACCGGCTACACGCCCGCCAATTGGCAAGAGCAGCGGCGCTGGAGGCGTGCACGGGTGGCTGACCTCGGGAGCCTGTCGCTATGACCCTCCTCCGCTTCGGCGCCACCACCGTGCAGCTCTTTGATTGGGGAGCCACCACGACCCTGCCGGACGGGCGCATCATTCACGCCGCGCCGCAACCGGGCGAGGGCTACGCAGAGACGGCCAGGCGCCTCGGCTATGGGCCAAACGTCCTGGCGATGACCCACGAGCACGACGCCTGCCACGTGGCCCTGGCGCACCTCGTGGGGCTACCGGTGAGCCCGGTGCTGTCCACCGTGGCAGGACGGCCCATCCACGGGCCTGTGGAGCATGGGCTGGAGGAGGACGCGGCCATGGCCCTGCAGCGATGGGCCAGGGCCATTGGGGTGGATCTGAGGGAGGTTTGGCGGTGACCGCATTAGCGCAAGCGTTTGTCGACGCCGGCTTCCAGCCTGTCGCGGATCGTCTCCTTGCTGCGGTCCTGCGCGCTTTCGACAACCCCGAGACCATCACGCAGCCCGAGTTGGAGCGCGTGGATCCGAAGCAAGAAGCCCGTTTGAAGGAGGTGGCTATGGTCGCGTTCAAGCAGTCACCCCGCAACTGGGATGGCGCCAAGGATGCGCTCTACAAGCTGGTTCGGAAGGACCCGGACCTGTTGTGGGAGATGTTTCAACCCTACCGGGCGCAGGCTGCGCAGAAGCTTCTGACGGAAGCCGCGCAGAAGTATCGGCAGGAACAGTTGGCGCGCCAGCCGGTGGTTGTGCGCCATAGCGGGGCGGGCCAGGACTTGAATGCCGACCAAATCAGGCATGCCCGTCCCGCCCTCAAATCCGCCGACAGCATAGCCAGCATTGCCCCCGTGGCGCAGGCCTCACTGCTCGACACCTTCCGCATCAACGGCCGCCCTCTCGGCGACCTGACGCCCGAGGAAGCCGATAAGTGGGCGTCCAGCCGCGAGCGCGACGCGCGCTTCGTGCGGATGCTCACGCAGAACCTGCCGCCAGGCATCCCCATCCGGAACTTCCGGACGGCGGAGGACGCGGCGACGATTTACGCGCAGGCCGAGAAGGAGATCGGTCATGCAGTTTGAGATTGGGGGCCAGTCGCTGGCTGAAGACCAGAGCGCTATTGCCCCCAGCGGCGCGGAGGTCATGCCTCCCGCCGCACCTATCGAAGCGAGGGCCAACGATGCTCTGCTAACCAATGTTGGCTTGCCCTCCGCTTCGACCCTAAAGACAGGGGCCATCGAACCAGTGGCCACCAAAGGGGACTTGCCCCTGTCTCCGGCGATCAGCGCTTTAGCCGAGCTTCAGACGCAACGGGTATTCTGCATCAAGTCGCAGAGCCGGTGCGACCGCTCGACCGAGGCGCTGATCGCCCGTTACCTCGGATTTCGGACAGACCTCGACGCCAAGGCTCGGAAGGATCTGTTCAAGAAGGCTTCCACGATCCGCAAGGACGTGGAGAAGGGCGGGGAGGGCCTATTCCTAGGTGAACGCCCGATCGCGGCTGCCCTCTCCGCCCTAACCCCTATCATCCTGCTCTCGGCGCAGTCCCGCGAGGCATGGGACAAACATCGCGCCCAGGTCGAGAAGCAGATGCGCAAGCTGGCTCGCTCCCTGCCTGTCTGGCCGTGGGTGGAGCAGGTGAAGGGCTTCGGCGACCTCGGCCTTGGCATCGTCGTGGGTGAGGCCGGCGACCTGTCCAACTACGCGACCAAGGAGCGGCTCTGGAAGTGCCTTGGCCTCGCTGTGATCGAGGGCGAGCGCCAGCAGAAGAAGACCGGCGCCGAGGCAGCCGCCGCCCATGGCTACAACCCGCGCCGCCGGGCTGAGGTGTGGTCGCTCTGCTCCGACAGCATGTTCCGGCACCAGTGGCGGGCCGAGAAGGAAGGCGTGCCCGCCGGGCCGTCTGGCCCCTACGGCGAGGTCTATGCCCGTCGCAAGGCCCACACAGAGACGCGTGGCTGGTCGCTGGGGCACCGGCACAACGATGCCCGCCGGGTGATGACCAAGGCCCTCGTCGAGGACCTGTGGAAGGCCTGGAGGCGATGACCCCTCAGTGCAGGAACACTGTGGGTAATTTTCCCACTTGCGAAACGGAGAGCCACATGTCAGATTGTGCACAGGTGGGTGATATCGGACGCGGTGAGGCCGGTCCGGTTCCCTTCCACGCTCGCCCCCGCAGGGCAGCGACGCCGGACCTGGGGGCATCCCGGGCCGGTGCGACGCACTGGATCTGCGTTAATCACCGCGCCGATGATGGATTTCGTGTCCGCCTCGCCCTACGACGTGAAGGATGCGAGGTCCATTGGCCGCGCTACATCGACCGCCGTCCCAAGCAGGATGACGTCATTCGGCCCATGTTCCCGGGCTACATGTTCGTCCTTCCGCCCCCTTCGATCGGCCCCGCCCTGCTCCGCCAGATCCCCAGCGTGATCGGCGTCGTGGGTGTTCGTGATCGCGGCCGGCCCGATCCCTGCGACCACCTGGTCGCGCACCTTCTCTCGCTCGCCGGCTGCATCGACGGCATGGCGGGCGTCATCGACGAAACCGAGGACAACCTCCCCGTCGCCCGCTTCAAGGTGGGTGACATGGTCTCCGTGGCCACCGGCCCCTTCGAGGGCATGCGCGGCTTGCTTCGGGCCGACCGTGGCGGGGAGCGCGTTACGGTGCTGCTGGAGCTGCTGGGCGGGGACCGCGAGGTCGAGTTGTCCCGGGAATGGGTGGCAAGCCATGCCCAGTGAAGCAACCCGGTTCAAGCCCGGCCAGTCCGGCAACCCGGGCGGCCGGCCGAAAGGTTCGCGGACCGTCGAAATGGCGGCTCGCGAGCATACCGAGCTGGCGATGAACACGCTGATTTCGTGCTGCAAGGACGCGAGGGCCCCCTGGGCTTCTCGTGTCACGGCCGCCTCTACGCTTCTCGACCGTGGCTGGGGGAAGGCCCGGCAGGATGTGAACATCGAGGGCGAGGTGGATGTCCGCTCTCTTGCCAACGCCGACCTTGATGCGGCTCTCCGAACAGAACTTGGCCGAGCCCTTGGCATCACTGGTGCGGGAGACGCTAAGCCGCAGGGTTCGCGGAAGCCTCACTGACTGGTGCGAGGCGGCTCTCACGCCGCTTGGGTTCGCCCCGGCCGCTCACCACCGCCTGCTCATCCGTGAGCTGGAGGCAGTAGCCCGAGGCGAGAACCGGCGGCTTGCGATCTTCATGCCGCCGGGCAGTGCCAAGAGCACCTACGCCTCGAAGCTCTTCCCCGCTTGGTTCCTGGCACAGCGTCCGAACCTGCGCGTGATCGCTGCGAGCCATACGTCCGGCCTGGCAGAGCGGTTCAGCCGAGAGGTCCAGCGCTTCGTCCGCGAGAATGCGGACTTCCTGGGCTACGGCTTGGCCACCGAGCCGGCCGACATCTGGGACACGACCAACGGGGGCGAATACAAGGCGGTCGGTGTGGGTGGGGCGATTGCTGGCGCCCGCGCCGATCTCGCCATCATCGACGACCCGGTGAAGACGCGGCAGGACGCCGACAGCCTCACCTATCGTGACCGGGCCTGGAACTGGTTCACCGCCGACCTTCGGACGCGCCTGAAGCCTGGCGCCCCGATCATCCTGATCCAGACCCGATGGCACGAGGACGACCTCGGCGGCCGGCTGCTGGAGACGCAGAAGGGGCTCTGGAAGGTCGTCTCCCTGCCGGCAACGGCAATCGAGAATGACCCCCTGGGTCGCTCGCCCGGCGAGATGCTGTGGACTGACGACGAGTACGGATACGGCGCCGAAATCGAGGCCGTAAAGCGTGAATACGAGCAGTCCGGCGCCATGCGCGACTGGTACTCGCTCTACGAGCAGAACCCACGCCCGGCCGACGGGGCTTTGTTCAAAACGGAGCGCCTGGAAATCATCGACGTGGCTCCAGCAGGGGGCTCCGTGGTGCGGGCGTGGGATCTGGCCGCGACGAAGCAGGTAGGCACCCGCGATCCCGACTGGACCGCAGGGCTCAAGCTGCAGCGCACGGCGCAAGGTGCATACGTGGTGCTCGACGTGGTGCGGATCCGCGGCGGTCCCGACGAGGTCGAAGCGGCCATCGTGGCCACAGCGAGCCAGGACGGCCGGTCGGTGCCGATTGGCCTTCCGCAGGACCCCGGCCAAGCCGGCAAGGCGCAGGCTCAGTATCTGGTCAAGCGGCTCGCCGGCTACACGGTGAAGGTCACGCCCGAGACCGGCGACAAATCGACACGAGCGGGCCCGGCTGCCAGCCAGGTCAATGTGGGAAATGTGCGGCTGCTCCGAGGGGCCTGGAACCGGCCTTTCCTCGACGAGTTGGGCGGCTTCCCCTCTGGCACGAAGGACGATCAAGTGGACGCTCTTTCGCGCGCCTTCGGCATGGTGGGTGAGGCCAGCGTGGTCGAGCGGTTCCGGGCGCTCTCCGCGTGACCGAACGCTTCGACAGCTACACGGCGGTCATGGGCATGGTCATGGCGCAGCGCGAGCGCAGTGGCCAGGGCACGTTCCATACCACCCCTCTGGAGGAACTGTACGCGTCTGACGGCCTCGCCGCGGTGATCGTGGACCGGCCCGCAGAGGACGCCATGGCCTCGGGGTTCAAGGTCCAGGGCGACGAAGACAATACGGTCCTGAACGAGGTCGACCGCCTCGACGCCATCCAGCACTTCACGGACGCGCTGCGCTGGGCCCGCCTGCATGGCGGGGCCGTGATCCTGCCGCTGGTGGATGACGGCTCGACGCTGGACCAGCAGATCAATCTAGACCGGATCCGCCGCATCAACGACCTGATGGTCTATCCCATCAGCGCGATCACCGCCTCGGCGCAACGCTACCGCGACCCTCGCCTGAACAACTATGGCGAGCCGATCTTCTATACGATCCGCCCCCGCTCCGGGCAGCCGTTCGATGTGCATGAGAGCCGGCTGCTGAAGGTCTCGGGCGAGGCGCTGTCCTACGCCGGCTCCCAAGGCATGGAGATCCCCTGGCAGGGCCGCAGCGTGCTCCAGGGCTGCTATGAGCCCCTGATGAACTACCGCGCGGTGCTGCGCCTGTCGCGGGAAATCCTGCGGCGCAAGCAGCAGGCCGTCTACAAGATGAAGGGCATGGCGGAGACGCTGGCCATTCAGGAGACGGGCCTCGACGGTGCCGTGATCCTGGACGGCAAGGCGCTCGTCATGCAGCGCCTCAACCTCACGGACATGGTCCGCGGCACCGAGACGACGGTCGGCATCGACGGCGAGGACGACTTCACGGTCCTCGACACCAATCTGGGCGGGATCGACGCGGTCCTGGCAGGCTTCCGGCTGGACTTGGCGGCCAAGGCACGCATGCCGGTCCCGGTGGTCTTCGGCGAAGGGTTCTCCGGCATGGGGAACTCCGGCATTGGCGAGCAGGCGCTCTATCATGGGCTGCTGCGCTCGATGGAGGAACGGCAGGCCCGGCCGGCGCTTGAGCGGCTGGTGTCCATGATCTGGGCGCAATCAGAGGTGAGAGCGAGTGAGCCTGAAAAGTGGCGCATCGTCTTCAACCCGCTCTGGTCGCCGAGTGAAAAGGAAGTGGCCGACGCGGAAGCAGTCCGCGCCACGGCTCGGAAGACGGCGGTCGAGGCACTGATGGCCTTGGTCGACGGGCAACTGGTCATGGCGGACGAGGGGCGGAAGTTCGTGGCGGCGACATGGCCTGAATATCAGGTAGGCGATGCCCCGGCACCGGACCTGATGCCCGACGACGATGAACCGCCTGAAGCGTAGGCCCCGGCCGGTCAGGTATCCGTTCTCATCGGAGGTCGCCTACCGGAAGGCGCTTCGCCAGCTTGTGGCGGACCTTCGGACCGCCCTTCGGGCACAGATCGACGCCCGCGGCCAAGAGATGATCGACACGGCCGCGATTTTTAGGCCTGACGACGACGCGCCCGTGGGTCAACCGACCGGATGGGCGTCCATCCTGCGGTCCCTGCTGGAGATGATTATCGAGGGGGCTTCGGCCGGCCTGCGGAACGCCGAGGCGGCTATGGCCCTGGCAGGGCAGAACGCAGCCGGCCTGACCCGTTCCGAGTGGCGGCGCTTCGTGCGCAAGAGCTACGGCGTGGACATCGTGAGGGGCGAGCCCTGGCTGGCCGATATGCTCTCGGGTTGGGAGCAAGCCAATCTAGGGCTGATCCGGTCCATCCCCGACACCATCGTCGGCCAGATCCGCACGGAGATGAGCCAGGCGATGACGCAGGGCACAAGCCTGCGGGATCTGAAGGCGATCGTCCGGGAACGGTGCGACGTGGGCGACGCCAGGGCGGAGCTGATCGCCCGGGATCAGGTCGGCAAGCTGACGGGGCAGCTCGCGCAGTACCGGCAGGTCGGCATCGGGGTCACCTCGTACATCTGGCGCACCGCCGGGGACGAGCGGGTCCGAGACAGCCACCGGGCGCTGAATGGCAAGACCTGCTCCTGGAAGAAGGCTCCGGCCATTGGTCATCCCGGGTCGCCGATCCGGTGCCGCTGCTACGCCGACCCGATCCTGCCTGAGATGACAGAGACCGAGGTGCAACTCCTTGGCTAACTGAGGGCACCCCATGGAAGCCATGCGCCACGACGCGGTGCCGCTCAAAGCGACACTGACGCCCGAGGGCTACATTATCGACAGCCCCATCCTTGGGCGAACTGGCGTGCAAGTCTATCGGCGCACCGATGGCCGCGAAATCCGGGAATATCGCCCCCCGACCGTAGTCTTCGCCCCCGAGCACCTCGCCGCCATCCGTGGCCGGCCCATCATCGACGGGCATGTCCCCCGCGTGGATGCGGCGAATGTCCGAGCCCACACGGTTGGCACGATCCTTAGCGAAGGTCGTCAGGATGGCGACCACCTTCGGGCAGACATCATCATCCACGACCCGTCCCCCGTCCTGAAGGGCGGAAAGCGGGAGCTTAGCCTCGGCTACCGGGTGGTCGTCAGTGAGACCCCCGGCACGACCCCCGAGGGTGAACGCTACGACACGATCGTCGAGCGGATCGCGATGGTCGATCACCTCGCCATCGTGCCGAAGGGCCGGGCCGGCGTCGCCCGTCTCAACCTCGACGCTGAAGACGCTGTTTGCATCCATCACATAGAGGAGGGGCCATTGGCCGCCAATCTCGCCACGGTCCGCCTCGATGGTGGACTGACCTACGAAGCCCCGCCGGAGGTCGCGCACGCACTCCAGCAAGCCCAGGAAGCCGCTGCCGCGGCGGCCCGCCGTGCTGACGCTGCCGAGGCTGACCGGGACGCCATGAAGGCCCGCCTGGACGCGGCTGAGGCCGATAAGGCGCAGATCCGCGCCGACGCTGCCGCGCAGGTCCGCGCCCGGCTCGAGCTGGAAGGCCAGGCCAAGACGCACGGCGTCGAGGTCCGCGCCGACATCAGCGACCGCGCCATCCGGGAGGCCGTCGTAGCCAAGGTGCGCGGCGAGGCGGTGCGCTTCGATGGCAAGAGCGACGACTACGTCTCTTTCGCCTTCGATCACGCCATCCAGGACGCAGCCGCTCGCAAGTCCGCCCAGGACCAGCAGCGCGCCGCCGTCAACGGTGCCGGGCCCGCCCCTCGCCAGGACAGCGCCCCCAAGGCGCCGCCCATCCGCTCCGCGCGCTCCGCGC